GTTCCCACCATATCTCCATACGCTCCAACTCCGTCTGCTACCGTATATCCAGGTCTTGCACCTCCACCCAGAAAGTCCCTAAAGCTAAGCCCAGTCGCTGCGTCTGATACGTTATATCCTGCGGCACCTCCTGCAGCAGTGGGTGCAGCAGCAAGCATATACTGGGATGACATCGGGTCAAACTGCCTGCTTAACACAGACCGTGCCAGGGGGTTTAGAAACCTGCCAAACGCCTGTGCGTCCGCATATCTGTCAAATACATTCCGCCTCCCCTGTAGAGTCCGGCTTTCCTCATTTCTTATAAAATCTGCCATTGTCACTGGGCTACCTCCTGTTGTACTAGTAGTTCCCTGATTTGTTGTACTATTAGTTGCTCCATTACCTCCCCCATTACTTCCTCCGCCCTGTCCTGGGGAAACGCCTCCCATTGTCGAGGTGTCCTCAGATGGAGTAGTAATTACAGATAAAGAATTTTGCTCTCCGCCTGGGGTCCCTACCCACCATCCCTGCATCCCTGGTACCTGATATGCTGTCGTTCCTGTACTAAGATACCCTGTCCCGCTCCACTCAAAAACCTGTCCATTAGGAGTTATAATCTGGTCCCCAATATTAAGCTCACCTCTTTGGTTACGTCTTGTTGCTTCATCTTGAGTCATTGTTGGAGCATTTAAATTAAAAGCCATTAATCCCTCCCGTATCCATTAGAACCAAACCACCTAAAGTCACGCTTGGCCCACTCTTGAAATAGCGATTGTGCTGCTACTGAAGCAGCCTCACCCTGTTCCTCATAATCACTGGTGGGAGTTCCATGAGTTAGTGTAGGTATCTTAGTATTATCCATTACCCATTTATCAATCTCACGCCCGATAGACTGGGGAGCATAACGTGCAACAATCGGGTTTGCACCTTTTGTGGATTTTGCAATAATCCACTGCTTAACAGTTTCAGGGTCCCTTGCAAGACTTTCCAATGCTCCACCCAGCATTCTGTCCTGGGGAATAGCCTCTTCCCCCGCTACTGCTCCTTGAGAAAGAGAAGACTGGTTCATTAAATCACTTGTGTTTGCAGACACCTGTTCCATATTTCGCTGCCAGTCATCACGATTCCACAGGTTAGCAGTCCTGTTTTCAGGGTCAAAAGCAGCACGTAAGTACTCTTTATAATTTCTGTTTACAATTTCGGCACCTTCTTTATTGCTTCCTGTAGGCAATGCACTATTCCACGGGCTATTAGGATTAGTTAATTCAATATTAAACTGATGCCGTAGCTGTCTTTCCCACCTGTTATACAGTCCTTCCGCACGTGGATTCATCATTCTAAACGTAGGGTTTTCCCCTTTAAACACGTTATAAATAAGACTTTTCCCTGAATCAACTTCAGACAACCAGTCAAGCCATGTTGACCCATCTACCTTTGCCTGTACTTCTTCATTTGCAGCAATAGCCTCAGTTACTTCCCTATCTCCTGTAGAGTCTGTTGCCGATACAGTACCAGATGGTTCTATATATGAAGGCGTTACAGGGCGGTCAGCAAAAGTTTCAGGAACAGATACAGGTCCCGAAACACTGTCTACAAAGTCCCTGTCCAACTCATTAACCATACTGGTAATAGCACTGCGTACTACTGTATCCCCTTCGTTCTCTCCAACATAACCTGCTATCTGCCTGACTTTAGCATCGTATGCCGGACCACCTCCTGTGTCTTCATATATATCTTTAAGATGGCCTGTTATTTCCAGTATTTTATCTGTGGTAGACCACGTTGGATAACTTGCAAGCACATCCAGTGTAAGGTCATCCGTTATCATTTCATCTGCAACAGTCTTGGGGTATCCTGGTGTCGTTAGCCCTTCCTGGGAACCAAACAATTGCTGATGTACAGGGTCCGTAGCGAAATCTCCTATAGCACTTCCAGCTCCACCAAAGAAATCTCCTATTCTGCCAGCTATGTTTCCTATACCACTTTGAGCATCTCCCCACGGAGTCTCTACATTAGGCATAAGCCCACCTGGAAACAAATCTATCTGTGGAGTAATCCATCTTCCATCATATCCAAGAGGTGGTGCAACATCTGACCTGGGAGGGCCAATTGCACTTTCGTCATATATTCCACTGGCAATATCCTGTGGAACATTCATAGACTGCAAATCGTTAGCCAACCAACGCCCAAGGTCTTCCTTAGATGCAGTTTTTAGCCATTCCGCATTAAGCGCTATGTTTTGCTCAGTCCGCATCTTATCCCAGTCAAAGTCTTCTGGAGGCGCATCTGGCAATGGCTCTTTCCCCGTACCAGGGAATTGTCCTTCCAACATCCTTGCCAGTGCGGTAGATTCAACAGAATCCACACCTCTGTCCGCGGCAATCATCCGTGCCATTAACTGTTCTTTCCCTGCGTCATAATTCCGGGATTCTGTCATTTTCTCCTGCAGGGCAGATAACTGTTTAGCCTGTGGAGCATAAAGAAGTTCAAGTTCGTTTTGCAGTTCAAGATTAAAATCACCTGCGAATTGAGACACTGCTTTTGTAAGAGGAGTTTTTCCGAAAACTGCCATTTAAACCTCCCTCGGCGGGACTAGTCCCATCTGTCTCATTCTTGCCTCCTCGTTATCAACCGCACCTGGCCTTGGTGAACCTGCAGGCATAGTCATAGGCGGACCCTGTGGAGCTACAGGCGGAACACCCATTGCCGCATTAGGCATTACTTCAGGCGGTAATCCTGGTGGGCCACCTGGTGGCGGGGGCGGAGCGCCTCCCGGTCCGGGTGGTCCCTGTGGAGGCGAACCTGGCATACCTCCAGTAAACCCTGCCGCCATTGCCATTTTGGTTGCCGCAACTTTTTCCATCATCAGTCTCATCAGTTCACCGTAGTAGAACTGAGCCAGGTCCCCTCTACCTCTGTTTTCAAGTGAGGCAAGCAAAGTCCACAGGCTGGCTTCGGGTAATGCCTTTTCAGCTACCTGTTCCTTAATAACATCATCGAGCTGGTCTGCGTCCTGCAGTCCCAGAATCATATCTCTTATAAATATGTCAGGCAGCAGCGGAGTAGGACCCTCTCTTGCTATCTGGGCCATAGACATCTTGGACATATCGTCCTGTGGTAACTGGCTCAGAATAGAGACTTCAGGGTCACCGCCCTTCTTGACTATATCGGGTGATATCTCATCAGAGAAGTACATCCTGTCCCTGTCTCTTCCCGATACTTCCATTGCCTTGAATCTTCCGCTTGCATACTGTTCACTGATAATAGTAAAGATAGAACGATAGGCTTTTTCCAGTGCGTCTATCCTTGGAGACAGGACTGTTTCTATTCCCTGTCTTAATGTGTTTATTGCGTATCCTGATAACTGGAACTGTAGTTCCCCGTAGATTGAATAAGGCAATCCTCCACGCTGTATCTCAGAAGATACAAGCCCCATAAACGCCCCTGATTCTTTTGCCATCTCAAGCATACCCAGTGGCTCTACGTCTTCTCCCTGACCAAGTGCTATCTCGGTTCCTTCCTGATAGGGGTCTTCATCGAGTGTCTTTGTGCCGTCCCTGGACTTTACCTTCAGTCCCTGCTTACGGGAACGTGCGGTAAGTTCAAGCATGGTAGACATCATAAAGTTATTGTTATCAAAGTTTTCACGATTATGCTTGAATACAGATTCTCCGTAATCAGCAATTGCGTCTGTTCCCACTTCATCTGACTGTATAAGCGGGGCAGCCCCCACCATACCTACAAAGCACGGAACTCCGTCATAGCCATGCCGCGTTCTCTTTTTGAGTATGCGGTCTTCCATAACTACATAGTTATCTTCCTTATCGTAGAAATCGTAGACATATACACTTTCGTCCCTGTCCTCATTCTCTCCAAAGTTACGCACGTTATACTGTCTGCGTACATCAGACGGAGATTTTCTTACCCTGTAACATGCCCATTCAAGCCCGTCAGTCCCTTCTCCCCAGTAAGTATTCAACGGGTCCCACGGTGTGATATCCACCCTGGTTTCCTCTTTATCATTCTTAACAAGCATGGCTCTGCCTGCGTACCATCCCCTTACGGTTAAGTACCACGCAAGCTGGCTTCTGAGTGACGGGAGTAATCTCTGCATAAGATTGTCATCTGCCGCACGGATAATCCATGTAAGGAATCTTTCTTTCTGGTTGTTTGTATCACGCTGGTCACGCTTGTTTCCACTAAAAGAAATCCTTACTACCATCTCGACAGAGGTAAGCCAGCTCACAATCTTATCAGCCATTACCTGGGGTTCATTGGAAGTAAAGCTACGGTATCCATCACCCGCGTCATAAGGCTCAAGCCTGTATATGCTGTGGTCCTTTTCCATCCTGTCACGCAGTGGAAAAGTTGCAGAGTGATGCGCCTCGACCATACTAATGATATCTGTGACTTTTCTTCGTGCCAAAGTTACCACCTTTTTACAGAAATAGCGCCGTGACCTTTTACATAACCGTACCCATAGTTATCTACTATACCGTAAACCAGGGCTTTAATACCATGATTATTTTTATCTTCAGGAGTCTGTCCTACAATATTTCCATCACGGTCAGTTTTCCATCTGTACGCACGGGTCTGTCCGTCAAAAGGACTTGGTGCCGCGCCGAATTCAGATAACAATCCTGTACATGAGGGGTTTATTACGAGTTTAGATTCCTTCGATATAGGGTCAGGTTTAAGGAAACTTTTCAACCTTTCTGTTCCATCGTTTATCTGTACCTTACTTGATGCCAGATACAGTCCTGTATTTTTCATCCATAGTTCAGCCGGTGCCGTCATAGCCTGGTGCTGGTATCCTGCCACATCTATCACCCCGTACTGTACGTCCTGCCACCACGGCCTTGACTGGCATAGCTGTATTATCTCTTCAGTTATAAGCCCCCTCTCGTACACCTCATCTATAACCTGGACTACATCATCCTGTATCTGTACTGCCACAACTGCATACGCTCCCGCGTAGCCGGGGTCCATCCACAAATGTACGGGAGTTCCCACATCCCACTTCACATCAGCAACGTGGAGGTTAGGTCTGAACTCAGGGAACACCAGTCCTTCCGGCGGACTGGGGATACCCTCAATACGCTCAAGAAAAAAATCATCACTGGCATCTCTTTTAAGTCTCTGTATCTCAGGGTCTTCCACTCCTCCCGGATACAGGTGCGTATTCGTATAACTCGGCAGTGAAAACGACTGTTCGTCCTCACTTGGTATTGACCATGCCGTATGCATCTGCGGATACCATCCAAGTGAACCTTCAAACGTGCCTGCAAGAAACAGCCATCCACGTTTAGGAGCGCATCTGCCGCGCATACGGTAAAAAGTTTCAAGGTCCAGCTGTGATGCTTCACAACCTATAATCCCATTGGGCGCTCTCATAGCCAGAGTTCTTGGGTCTTTAGCTGATTTAGTCTCTATCCGTGTACCGTCAGCCAGTACAATTCTGCCTGGGTCTACTCTCTTGGTAGATTCTGCCAGTACTCCCAGTGCCGCGAAATCCTCTACAAGGTATTCAAATTCAGCACGGGTTCTTTCATAGTCAGCAGCTACCAGCCAGTACAGTCCGGGTTCTCCTATTTCAAGAAACCTGGAGAGTAAATACTTGGAGGCAATCATGCTTTTGCCTGCCTGTTCACCCCCGGCTACAAGAATAAATCTCTTACGGGAAAACAGTATCGGCATCTGAGCTGGTGTGGGATTAAATCCAACACGGTCAAAGATATAATCAACTACATCTTCCCTGGAAGAATCAGCTATCTGTGTCATCTAGTGAACCACGCTTACTTTGAAGTATATCTCTTGCCTGTTCCACTGCTGATTTAACCTGTTCCGGCTCCAGTTTCCTTGCTTTAGGAGGCGTATCTTTAGCATCCTTCATTGCCTTCCTGAACTCTGATAACACATCCTTGGCATCACTGGCACTCTGGTTTGTACCCTTGTATTTCTCAGGCATAGCGCCATTGAGTGCAAATATCAACAGCGTGGGATTAGCCTTGTAATCCAAATTGCCATGCATCTCGTTTATAAGGTCAAAGAGGACTCCTTCAAGCCTGTCATTGTGACTCTGCTTTGCCTCGTTAAACCTGTCCAGAAACAAAACGTCCTGGTCACGCCACCTCTTAACCGTAGAAGCCCCCACCTTTGCCATCTCAGCAGCCTTGGTAATAATCCCAATCTTCTCAAAAGCCATCAGGAATATTTCCTGTTTCTTCTCTGTATCTCTGTGAGGATTTCCTTCGGATACCCCAGGATGCTTACCCATTAACTGCCGTCCGTTGTAATTACATCTTTTGCAAGGGCTATAATACCGGCTGCCGCCACACCGCTTATCTCAGGAAGCCCTTTAAGCATACCTACAATAGAAATTACGCCAAGTAGTCCTATAGCCAGTATAATCTGTGGTCTTATACGCCCCATATTAATCGAGTTCCTAACTGATTCTGGTATTCCCGGTGGTCTAAAGCTTGCCATTATCTGAATATAACCCCTTACTAGTGTATAATCAAGCTGACACACGGCGTTGACAGGGGATTATGACTCCTTCCCGATTAACTCCTCCGTTAAAAAAGCATCGGGTAAAAGCTTTCACCGTCCGTCTGAAGTCAACTATGACGGAAAGTGTCACGTTCTCCTTTTTTGGGGCTAGGCAGAGGTTTATGCTGACTTCATATTCTCCTCTGTCTAGTCTTTTTTTATTTCAGCGCAGTATTAAACCAGTGATTTAACGGCCTCTTTGGCATCATCGCCAGGTCATGGGTGTAAAACACATTCCCGTTATTCGGATTCTTATGGGGCCTTTTAGCCCTGTCATGTGAGTTGTAATGAATCTTCTCGTCACCACAGTCCCTGCAAACACCCAGGCACTCCCGGCCATCAGGTAGCGGTAAAATATAATAATGAACACAATCCTCTGAATTTTTCATTTTTGACTTTTCCTTTACATTACATGTTACAATGTTACATAACAACAATGCTACGTAATAAATAACAACGTAGTCCCCACAGACGTAGTTGTTATTTATTTGTTACATCCCCTCCCAAAGCTTCTTTCTTAAAATAACAATCGTGGTTATTTTTAACAATTATAGTTATTTGTTCCTGAATACTTAAAATAACCACCTCTTGTTATTATTAACATCGGTGGTTATTTTAGTAACTCTTATTCAATTCCCTGATTCCCCGTAGTGGTTGGGAATTTGGGAATCGATTTAACAAACCTGGTGTAGCACTGTCTCATGAGGGGATACCTTTTACGAAAAAATTCTGTCAGAGGTATCCACCCATCACCACACAGCATCCTAAGACATACCCCCTCACCATACACCTCACACCACACACACACCTCCCACAGCACCTCACACCACACCCACCGCCTCACACCACTCACCCCTCACCTCACAGCCCTACACACCCACCTCATCCCACACTCCACCACTCACCCATCCCCTCACACCCATCACCACTCACCCACCACCATACACCCATCACCTCACACCACTCACACCTCACCATCCACCCATCACCACTCACCCCCCACCCGTTGCGCAACACTAGGATTTTCGAGCGTGGGATATAAAGTAGTGCGAAGCTCTCAGTCACAACTCGTGACTGGAGAAACATTCTGGAGGAGTGGTGTTGCATGGCAACAACACTACTCCTCCAGGCCAGGAGAGGTTCAACTGTTTGAAGGAAGTAACCGAGACGATAGGAAACACATAGCAATTGTGCCTCATGTTTTGTACTCATTGCGGTTGGTATTGAAACAATCTCACAACACCCAACACAGCAACGCAATGCAGCACAAAACACAGTCATTAATTAAACCTATACAAATAGTGCTTGACAGTGTTTAAAC